GCACTGGAGATCAAGGGTGGCATGAGGCCTGCGATGTACGAGACAGTCATCATCACCAGCAACACCAGGCCTGACGGCTGGTACAAGGACGAGGAGGCCGGCGGGAAGAGGACGGACGCACTCCTTGCACTCTGGGACAGGCTTGGCTTCAAGAACGGGAACAACACCATCTGCAGGACATGTGGCACGTACCTGGAACCTGCACTGTACGGTGCAATCACCAAGGCTTGGCTGGACCACACACGCAACTGGTTCATGCAACAGCTCATGGGTGCCTGCGGCATTGCAGCGCACGATGTGCTCACCGACGAGGAGATCAGCGACAGCGACAGTGATTAACGTCAGGGCCGGTAATACTGCACCGGCCCTTTGTTAATTAGTGCTCCAAGAATACATATAATGAATTGGAGCACTGACGTCATCTCCTGGAGCACCAGCAGCACTCACCCACTCTCTGGTCACTATGTCTCGCTGGACTCATGTCTTGCGTCACTCACCATCACGTTCCTAATCTAATGCCGTGGGTCTCATGGCTGCTAATTTCACTAATTTTTATATCCCTTACCCTAAACTAACCCTAATCCTAACCTAATCCTAATCCTAAAAATCACTAAGTTTTCACCGAAATTTCATTGAATTTTCATTGGAGGGCGGGGGAGAGATACTCGTTGGGGTCTTCACCATCACCTTGGAGGCGACGACCTTGTGCAGCAGGCTGAGCAGCTTGTGCATGCTCATCATCGAGGCCACCAGCATCATCCATGTCACCTTCACGATCAAGAGAACGCGCATCACGACGCAGATTCATCACAGGAATGGAGCGGAGGGAGGCATTGGCAGACGGATCACCACCATACTTAGGCTGACGGAATGTGAAGTAGTATGTCTGCTCAAGCAACACCTGGACAGTCGTAGGAGCCTCAGGAGCAGCAGCAGCAAGACGCACACCAATCATGGTCAGGGGCGCAAAGTAGCCTACCTTGTTGGAGTTAGATGAGTAGTCACGGTCGTAACGAGCTGTCTGAGTGGCAGCCAGGGAACTATCATGGAAGACAGTACGCTCCTGAACATCACTCGCCCAACAAGAACGCGACATCTTGGCGACACTGTTGTTGATGGCACTGCGTGCAACAGAGGAGGAGAAGTTGAAGAGATTAGCAGTGGTGATGGCATCCTCAGCGAGCTCCTTCTGGTTACCCATACGATCATACGCCATGATCACCTGGATGGCATTCAGGCCGCCAGCACCTCCAATGGGTGTCACAACACTCAGATTAGACACTACACCATCACACTTGACCTGGTCGTACAGACCGACGTAAGCAACGTACAGGTTTTGAGCGACAGCACCAGCAACAGCACGAGGGGCAAGAGCAGTAGAATGATAGTAAGGGGACGCAGTGAGGACATTGCTGTCGATGGACTCCGCAGGAACAGTCAGCGTGACAAGCTGTTGGACGGGGACGCGGACACGGATGCGACCACGCGACGACGCAGTAGACGACGTACCAGAGCGACGACGACGGTAGCGAGAGTACGCACCGTAGCGACGATAACGCGAGTAGCGACGACCATAGCGGCGACGAGGATAGCGGTACACGTAAGTAGGCATTGGCAGACAGTCAGTCACGCAAAAATGTGAAAAAGAAGAAAAAACAAGTGGTGTGACAACAAGAACAGCGCTTAAATGCGCGCGCGGACAACTGAGTTGTGGCAATTTTCATGCCGAAAATGGGTGCATGGAGCGAAAAAAGTGCGGCAAAACCAGCATTTAAGGAGGGTGTCTTCTTTCTTACCTGACACTAATCCTACTTCTTTCTCTGAATGAACGACACAATGGCAGCAACATACTGTGCAAAGCGGTGGTGCTTCACCATCAACAACCCAACAGACGACGACAGGTTCTGGGAGAACGGAGAGCAGCAGGAGCAGCTAGAGTACCTTATCGTGCAGCAGGAAGTGGGTGAGGAAGGCACTCCACACTACCAGGGCTTCCTCATTCTCAAGCGGAAGAACAGGCTCACGTGGCTCAAGAGCAACATGAACAGCAGGGCACACTGGGAGAAGGCACGTGGAACAGACAAGCAGGCAGCAGACTACTGCAGGAAGGACGACACTCATCCAGAGGGTTCTCTCAGGTTCGAGCTGGGTGAACTCAAGGGTGAGGGCAAGCGCAGGGGCAGGGACGCACTAGAGGAGGCAGTCATTGAGGAGGTGGAGGACTTGAAGAAGGGGTTCAAGGCAGCAGGAGAGATCGATGCACAAGTGCTTGCACGTCCTGGGTTCCTTGCAGCATACAACGTGCTCACAGCAGACCTCTTGGGTCCTTACAGGCCTAACCTGAAGATCATCACCATGGTGGCACCTCCTGGAACGGGCAAAAGCTTCGCAATCAACACACTCTTCCCCAAGGCAGGCAGGGCAATCATGGGGAACGGAGGCACTTGGTTCGCGAATCCTTGCAGCAGGGTCATGGTGTTCGAGGAGTTTGCAGGGCAAATCCAGCTGCAGAAGATGCTCAAGTACCTTGATCCTTATCCAATGGCACTGGAGATCAAGGGTGGCATGAGGCCTGCGATGTACGAGACAGTCATCATCACCAGCAACACCAGGCCTGACGGCTGGTACAAGGACGAGGAGGCCGGCGGGAAGAGGACGGACGCAC